GGGTGGTCTTTCCCTTAGTATTTACAAAGTACGCGCGGGACTCCCCTGTCTCCTTGTTCTGGTATACAGTAATTGGCTGCTGACGCTTATTCTCAATAGGGATATTTCTAAAGCGCAGGGGGTCAATCGCTAGAATTGGTGTAGTAGTACCGTCAATAACAACGGAGATCTTAGTACCACTCTGAATAAACGTGTAGTAGGTCAATCCGAGACGGTACTGGAGATTCTTGGTGATATCAGGCGTCTTAATAGCCGCGATGAACTCGTCTATCACCTCCTTTGGAACCTCCATCAGAGTTACCGTACCTCGCTTTAGAGGATCAATCGCATGCTTCTTCCAAAGGGGAAGTGTGCTCAAGCCGAGTTCGTTTGCCCGAAGAGGCATATCACCCGTGGCCATCACTCTCGGGTAGTCAATTGTCAGGATATTGATCCCCATATACTTGTTTACTTCCTCAGTAACTCCCAGAGGACAATCAAGATGGCGCGAGATTGCCGTCATTGTGCCCTTCAGTTGCGTGAACCCTGCGAGAGCATGGCCACGACCAATTCCGAAGCGGCCGTGTTTCGTCTTGGATGGCTTGCCACGATTGTGAAGAACGTGGCCATTCTGTAGTCCATCGTGGTCCATTCCGTGACCAAGATCGGCTACTGCTATCGTCTTTTCCCGTGTGTCAAGAGAGATGCGAATATGGCGCGCCCCCGCACCGAGCGAGTCGTCAATTAACTCACAGATATTCGAGGTCTGATTGAATCCGTCGCTCAGCATGTTCTGGAGCATTCCTGGGAGATTAGTGCTTGAAGGGAAGGCCATCTTTAGTGTGTACCTACTATACGGTAGTAGGGTACGTCAATTTTTTCGCTAAAACGGTCAATCAGACACCAGTGTAAAACTCGCGCAGTTGCGCATCTTTAATAAAATCCTTCACGGTGAGATTCGTCTTCTTAAAGAGGGGATTCGTCGTTGTGCGCAGCTCCGTCTTGTCAAATGTGTTATCACTGTGACTTATGACTAACATAACCTTCATGGGATTTAACTGAATGAGGGGATTCTTGTAGTCCTCCAAGAATGATTTCTCTTCTGCGAAGGCGACCGTCTCGTCGTAGCGGCGGCTCATCGCGTACCGTTTTCTCCAGGCCATAGTACCATTCGTAGCATGATTCTTGAAATAGGGGCCAACTCTGTAGATTTCCTTCGTATCCGAAAAGAACATATAGACTTCACTGGATCCTGCGAGGTCGGTTTTGGGATCGGAATTCAATGCCGTAACTGCCGTCATAACTCGTTCGGGAAAGTAAAAATCGTCGTCATCAATTGCTATGAGTATATCACCCATCGCGAGTTCATTCAGTTTATTGCGTTTTTCGCCGAGAGTTAATTTTTCCTCACTAAACATATAGCGGACGGTTGGGATTGTACCCTTGGCCGCCTCAAATAGATCACCGACGGGCTCCTGACCATCATCATAGATGACCCATTCCATTCTGTCACGAGGATAGGTCTGTTGCTGGATGGCACGGATTAGACTAGGGATAAAACGTCTACGATTATACGTGGGCGTTATAAGACTTACAAAGGGGTTCATCTATACAATAGATTGAGGACTGTTTAGGTTTGGTGTTGGCACTGGCGCAGCCACAGGCGCAGCCACAGGCGCAGCCACAGGTCCAGAGGGTCCTGCATTGGCGTTTGCTATAGGCCCAGTCACAGGCCCAGCCACAGGTCCAGTCACAGGCCCAGCCACAGGTCCAGGTCCAGAAGCTCCTGGAATTATTTTTTCCACTGAATACGCTGCTGCTCCAGCTAAGGTACCTGTAATGTCAGGCAGCACACTAGAACCCTTATGTAACATGCCAGAGTATAAATTTATAACAGCCACTCTCGCAGCAGCAGATGCCTCATTCTCTTCATAACAAAATGGGCCAATAAAGGTTTTTTCAAGATTCCCATTCGGTACATAGGTCGACAACGGTAAAAACGAATAATATGGCAACGTCTTATTTAACCAATATATCTCATAAATCGTCCGCGGTATAATGAAGATAGAGGCTATTGCCCCATAAAGAAAACTCACGACTCGAAACGGCGCCTTATATCCGATCGCTTTATTTGCTTCAATGTGACCGCCATACAAACAGATAGCCACAATGGCTAGAATAAGAAATCCCTGAAGAATACCTTTTGAGACTTTACCTATTAACTGCGATATGTTAAACTTGCTCCGTGCTGCTTGTGAAGCAGCATCTTTATCAGATTCAGTCTTATCTTTCGCAGCTTGGGCGGCGTGATCAGCAGCTTCAGTAGCCTCTTTCTGAGATTCAGCTATCATAGCATCCTGATCCGCCTGTTCTTGCGCATTATCTTCCGCCTCAGGATTGATCGAGAGTTTTGCTATATATAATTTAAATTGGTTAATGATACCCCGTATAGCACCCGATATACCTGTCGGCGCAATAGTTGGTGTGGTATCTGCCATCTAATGATCCACTTCTGTTTGTTTTTGTAAAATTTGGCACACTCCTTTAGAATGGATTACACCGTAGTAATTCCATCATACAAGCGGGCAGAACTCTGCCGTGACAAGACTCTCCGTGTTCTTCATCAGTATAAGATACCCAAGGATCAGATTGTCGTAGTCGTCGCAAACAAGGAGGAGGAGGAAATCTACAAAGCCACTCTCGATCCTAAGACGTACGGAAAGATTCTAGTCGGTGTCCCTGGTCTCGCCAATGTGCGTAATTGGATTTTCATGCACTTCCCCAAGGGCCACAAGCTAGTGTCCTGTGATGATGACATCAATGGATTTATCGAATACACCCCTAGTACCAAGAGACATGAACGTGAACTCCGGAGTCTAAAAGATGTTATAAAGCGCGGGTTTTCTGAATGCGCCAAGGCCAAGTGTGGCCACTGGGGAATTTACCCGAGTCCCAACGGATTCTTCATGAAACCGACAGTAACAACCGATCTCAAATTCATCATCGGGAGTTTCAATGGATTCATCAATCCGGGTAAGGAAGTCCTCATTGAAATCAGCGAGGGCGAGAAGGATGACTATGAGCGAACTATCAAATTCTTCCAGCGTGACGGGGCAGTTGTACGTCTGAACTTCGTATCGGCCAAGACAGCAACCTACAAGACTCCGGGTGGTCTACAATTAGGGAACCGTCTCAAAAAGGAACACAGAACGGTGAAAGCCCTGATGAAGAAATACCCTGGTTGGATTCGTCTGAATCCCACCAGGAAATCTAAGATGCCTGAGATCAGGCTAGTAGATCCGACTAAGGTGAAGAATGTTACACGGAAGAAACGGACATGAAAACTTTCTGCTCATGTAGCATACTTCATACCCCCCATACCTCCCTCCACAACAAAGAAGTTCAGGCTCTCAACATAGATCGTGAAGTTCATGAGGAAGTTCGTATCGTTGGCGAGAGGCCACGGGTCAATATCAATCTGAAAATTCTTCACGCGACTCGTATTGAGAGTTCCACTCGGCTTGTTCCATTCTGACGTATTCAGAGCAAAACTGTAAATTGCCAATCCTGGCGGAAAGACACCATTCGCGTATTTCCACGAGGAGATTTCATTAAAATACTGGAGCGGCTTTATTTCCTGTGCCTCATTACCATCACATAAGATGCGGATCTGTCGAATTATGTCACGCTGTGTGGCGACAGAGAGAACCCCCGATGTACCATATCCAGCGAGAACTGTCTGGTTGGGAACGTAGGGTGCCTGTGGGTAAGTCCACCAATTTGTGTAATTTGTCCAGTCATTGCGATTAACAACCGCATCCGAACGCCTCGGTAAAATGATCAGACGGGGCACCGGGTTATGCGTGTAGAGGTTGAAGTACTGTCGTGAACTTATACCTGGAAATGCGTACGGTGTGACTTGTTTTACGAGGTAGGTCAGTGGCTGTGTAGAGAATGTACGACGTTCATCGTCCGTTAAATATACATACGTTGCCTGGAGCCGAGGATTGAGTTGCCACGTATTCAGTGATGGCACTGTGAATCCAGCGTCAACAAGGTATTGGCGTATATACATACCTGACTCTGTGTTCGTGGTGTACGTCGGATTTCCTGTACGCAATTTCGCATTGCTTGATAACACTGTATTCTCAGGGCGGACACGATATCCCGATGGGTCCAGCACGGTATATAAGTCTTGAATGGGCCGTAGAGTGAGTTGTACCTGGCATTCGTGATACTGTAACGCTGTAAGAGGGAGAGCGAGGTTGGGACTCTGTGAAAACCAGAATGACAAAGGCAGAGTAACATCGCGACCAGGGATTGAGGGGAAATTCGTCTGTGTTGTAACGTTCGGGTCAGGAAATACGTTAGGATAGAATCCAGTGGAACGCGACAACGAATTCCCCACTCCGCCGGAATAAACCCCTTTCGCCGGATCATAGAGTTCGGGAACATCGCCCACCATATTTCGCCATTTCTCAACCTCAGTCCGATTCTTGTCAGCCAATGCACTCGCAATAATGTAGTCACTATTGAACTGCTGGACGAGTGTTCCACCCACAAGGAAGGAGGCATCCTGGATAATCTGCGCTCCGATGTAGCGAACCCACTGAAATTCGTACTGTGAGCGGTTCTCAGTGGGTCCAGGTAAGGTGGGGTTGAAATATTTGCTATATATGTCAGGCAAGGTAACCGTCAGATACAGATCCGATAGTAAATCAGCCACCCTCTGAATTTTCGCATTCAGAACAATAGGAGCATCGAACATGAGTTCTTGGGGGCCCTCTAGCGACAGAGTAACCGATTCAAACGAGAAATGGCTGTATTTTTTCATGACCAAATAGAAATATGTAAAGTCAGGATTACCACTTAGGATAACATTTTGAGATCCGTAGGCGACTAATATGTATAACCCTCCTCCCGTCATCACAACTCTTCTTGTTAAAGTGAAACAAGATGGGATGTGTTTAAACGGCGTTTAACTAAGAATTTATGGTCCAAGACTGTTGGTCCACCATGTATCAGAAAGGTATGGCGTGATCGTCATGTCGGTACCGGCCATTGTCGTAGAAGGACCTTGGCTCATTAGAGACTGTATCTCAGTGTAGGACAGAGCATATCCAAAGTAAATAACACGACTGATCATGCCTCCAGCGGCACCGCCCCATGTAAGCGAACTTCCGTTCAAGGATTGAGTGGTAGTATTACTTAACGACTTCGGGATTCTCGAATTAAAGACGTAGACGTTTCCGAAATTCTGGTACGGGGGGGTATTACTTGGGGAGACAAACTTCTTTTTGAGACTTCCATTAATATAGATATACATGGTATTGCCCTTACATTGGACAACCAAGTGGAACCATCGGTCCACTGGGATATTTTCGACCTCCGTGTAATTATTCCATGTATTGTAGCAATTCATGTAGACACGGAGAGTATTGACATCCCCCCACGCAAAAATACCTGGTCCAAGGAGTGGGTAGGGGTTGCTGTATCCCTTGTGTAAAATGTGGTACAAATAATGTTGACCACTAGCAAACGTCGAACTTGCTAAGTAGACAAACATGGAGTAACTGAATTCCATGCCGGAACGCTGATTGTTTGACGTGTATATCGTTTTCGCATATTTACTTGAAGGGTTCTGAATGGCAGTGTACATTTTAGAACCGGAAGCATACGTATCAGGGAAAAGTTCCACCTTATCCTTCCAAAGAGCCATCGTGTTATTGTAAAGGTATTCGCCAGTTGCCATGACAATGTACAAAAGTACAACCAGGGCAATTCCAGTCAGGACTTGCGACGATATACTTGATCCGAGTGCGTCACTCGTTGCTGCTTGCATACTCTCTATCTATCAATACTATGAAAAATATACAGTTATGTGTATTTTTCATCGATTTAGTATCCTCTCAAGTCTACGTCGTATTACTTAATAGATGCGCCTACGGTGACATTCACTGAAAAGTTACTGAGGAATCTAGACAATAAGCTGGTATCAAAGGGACCGTCCAAATACGTCTTATAAACAAGATCCGGAGAATATGCAAAATTCGCAGCACGAGTCTTTCCGATGTACCCATTAAATCCATCGGGTCCACCTAGCTTTAATGTCGGTGTATCAGCATCTACCATAAATATACTCGGGTACACGCAGCTACGTGAGAGCTTACCATCGACGTAGAGGTCAACTGTGCGTCCATTTAGACATACCGTAATACAGACCCACCGCTGGAGGTCAACCGAATCAACGTCGCACGGTTTTAAGTTCGCATCCGTGTAGTCCCCTTGACCATTTACAAGTTTGTTCATTTCCTGTGAACTCAACATTGTCTGTGAATTACTTACACGAACTCCAAGTTTGTTTGTGGCCTGGCCTAAAAACATTGCCAGTGTTTGATACCCGCCATCTGCCGGCCCCCCACCAGATAAGGTTAAGAACAATTTATTCTTGGACATGTTGCCGCTCCAGTTAGTAATGTATACCCACGTACTTATGGTATATTCACCACCGCCGTAGAGGGCAGGGACATCAGGTGAATCCTTCAAGCCGACCGAAAATGTTTTAGCCGCTGAACCGTTCGCTATCATACCAGAAGTTATATCCTGATAGAGCACGGTGTCTACTAAATCACTCGACCCGTATAACCACATGTACAACCTATAGAGTGCAAGAACAAGTAAGACGCCAATCGATACCATAAATACTATACGCCCTGGCCCTTGTGAGATTGCTTCCATTCGATTCTATTCATAGAACATAGTTTATGCATATGGACTTGACCATTCTTGCATTGGCCCTGGTATCTTAACCGTTGAGCAATTTCCACCCGGACACAAGAAAAAACTAGTTAAACTTGTTAAATTCTCAATCGTTGGTATGATCGACGCACCGGAAGTTAATTGCGGTTGTCCGTCACCATTCGCGTTTTCAATGTAATATTCTTTAATAGTATCCGAATTCAGAGCACTCGGTACTAAACTAATAAGCGCAATCTTACCAGATAATCTGGAATCACCTATAGTAAGAGCTTGTGTCACGTCAATATCTGGCATGGCAAGACACGTATGTGAAATCGTCAGTTTACCATCGATGTAAATATTGAACTTACGTCCATTCTTAACAATTACTACAGAAACCCACTTCTGTAGTGGAAAATCTACAAACTCAATGTATTCGGGAATACTATTTCCACGTGTAATAACCTCAAGTCGTGCAGGAGCCGTGGTGTATGATCTTCCCGCATCTGGCGCAACAAGAATCTGGAATGCCTGCTTCGATCCAATCTTCACCACGTTCGCATATTCATTGCCTGAGACTGTTGTACGATCATTTATTTCAGCTAATATAAAGAACATTAAGGTCGATCCAGAAGTAGATGTCCACGCATTGGCTAGTGTGGTACTAGTGGCAACCTGAGCTGGTACTGCAATATCGAGCTGCTCAGGACCAACCGGTTGAATCGGTGTAGGTATTAGTACATAGGATACAAGATTGAAGACACTATAGGATACTATGACTATAATGACTACGATTCCTATAATCCACGTTGGATTCATCTACTGTTTATATCCTAAAAAAAACATGTTGGCCCATGATGCTAACCTTGATGTGACTGACGTATTTTGTATGCTTGATGTACTGTTTGGATTGAACGTTGTCACTGGTGTAAGATCAGTCATTCGTGCCTCCATTTCGGAAGGAGTAATTGCCGATCCAAATATCCTTAGATTCATCACTTTTATACCTGTGGCGAGGTTTGTAGTAACACCATTCGCGATTTCATTGATACTGGAAGGCGCAAAAATTTTATCACCCGTCGCTGGAGATGTGCTACTAGATGACTTAATTTGCCTCGTCATGACTAGCTTCCCGTTAAGATATCCTTCCATGGCCAACGGGGTCTTTACAATACCAATACGGAACGGTGCATACATTGGTACATTATCGATCGTTATACTCTCCTGGAGACTGGCTGCGTCTAGGGCTGTAATGTAGACTGTGTTCACTCCGTTCGCAAGTGACACCTGTAATTTTGGAGTTGATACCGTTGTTCCAATCAAGAAAAATATTCTTTTTGTATTCGTACCTCCTAAATTCTGTGCGAATTCATCGGATACATATACATCCATTGACAATGAATACGTTGTTTGTCCTTCTAGTGTCGTTGTTGAGAGTGTTTTAATTGAAGGTGAAATTGGCGGCAAACCGACAGTAATATCTTTAATCACCATTAATTCTGGTGTATCGGTGGTCGTCGTCCAGAATATTTCGGAAGTATCATTGCCGGGTATCAAAATAAACCCCTTGCCACCTGGTGTACGTTTGAATATCGGAGTGATCCATTGATCTACGGCTAATAACACTAGAGCAATTGCCAAGAGAGTTGCTATTACATACATCAGTGTTCTCAGTGCCCCCGACCCCTCAATAGGTGGTGGAATAGGAGGAGGGCCTCCAATAGGCTTCGACGAAAGCAGTTTCGGCGCAGAAACTTTCGCTGAACCTTTTGCGTCAACTGTTTTAGACAAGGCGGCCGTCGCCTTCCGTAATTCACCTATTTTCTCGGCACGACTTATATCCATTCCTACTATTCTACATTATCTATCTTCTCAGACTTTCTCGCCTTTTTTCGTGTCATTGTACCTGATCGCGGATTGTATCCAATCCGTTTGTAATAGGGCAATGATTCCTTGGGCTTACAATGGACAAGTTTCTCGCGTAAATAACATACGAAGGACAGGCGACTGTATTTCTTATCGACACCCTGTGTCCCCGTTTCTTTATTATTCAGATAAATCTCAGGCAAGGACCTATTGTATTTCGCATCTTCTGGGCTCTCACGGATCTCAGTATTACAGTGCCACTCATGGACATCCATCGCTAAGAAATCTCCCGTTCGCAGATCGAACCCCACCTTGTAACGGGGGAACAAGGTATACCCCCCGCTATATTTACCACGTTCAATTACCGATAAATTTCCAAATCCCTTACGCATATCTCCATCATCCATATGTAGACCCGTACGGAAATTGCGATTCATGGTGACGGAAGAGAATGCGGTATCAGCAATCTGGAATTGCGGATTCGCATGAGCCTGCTTGTACTGGAAGGCATAGCGATCGGGTACTAACTTCTTGAATAGGCCGTCAATGGCTTCAATGTAGGGAATACCTGCCTTATATTCATCGAAATACTTCTGAGTATAGGAGGTCAGGCGACAGGGAAGCCCCATAAAGGGTGTCTGCTCAAAGTACCCTAATACGCTGCTGAAGACATTATTGTTTACGCGCATCTTACTGACCTTTCCGTTATGAATGTAGCGTGCCGAATGGCCGGTGATCTGTGTTGGCTTCCTCTGTGTCCAATACTTACTCTTGAGGTCGATCGGGCCCGCCGCCGCCCCACGATTACGCGAGGCGGACGCTGAATTATAGAAGTTCTTCCAAGCGAGTTTCACAGTGTCGTGCGGGATCACATTCTTACGGAGCCGTGCGACCAATCGTTTGCCGCCTGGAGCATCAGGGTCCTTCGCGTAGACGTCAACATCCTCATTAAAAATCGTATCAACATCTTTCTCACTAAAGTATGTTCCTTCACGGGCCTTTAATTGATCATCGGTAAGCTTGGCATCGAGAACAACCTGTTTGACCCCTGCTACTTTTGGAGCCCTTGCTGAAGCGGACGGCATCTGTAGGCCTGTAAATAAGTCCTCGTTCGAGACGGGCATTCTACCGTGAAGTACCGAAATTAAGTACGCTACCCCTTCGGGGTAGCAAGACTAGTTCTCGGTACATTCACGTGCCTTCGGCACCGGCGCCAAAGGCGCGGCACTGCCGTTAATAACTTAATTCCCCACCGCGGAGCGGTGGGGTGTACAAGTACAGTGTACTTAAATTAAGTATTAAGCGGTACCGCCAGGTGCTTAAGTTTATATCCAATCATTCTAATTAGACTTTAAATTCCAATATAACACTGCCCCAAGAACTGCTGATACAGCCATACCTGCTGCGACACCCTTTAACATGGCCTGTTGGTCAGCCTCCATGAAATCCTGTGCGGTAATAACTGGCGACTTGCCACGTGCGCCCAGGCGGGTATAATACTGGATCACCTCCGTTTCCGTGTACTTCCGCTTCCCCAACATCTCGTTTACCTCATTGTGAAGATCAAGAGTCCATTGAAAGAGGTCTTTACGATTATCTAACGACGGACCAATGGGCATCTTCACCATGTGTGACTTGTAGTGGTCACGACAGATCGGGCATGGAATGACTGTCTGTAGTGATTCATAGAATTCCTTGGTGGCCTTCTTGTCACTGTATGTAGGTTCCTGTGGGTACCCTAGGGCTGCTATGTGGATGGTGTGCCAAAAAAACGGCCCCCAGACTTCCGGTGGAACATGCATTGTATCTATTACTACATGAGACAGCATGTAAAGCACCTAAGACGCATCTCGTAGTATATTCTAATGGCTTTCGAGCAACAACACCCACCAAATTGTTTCTGTTCAAACTGTGGTAGACCCGGGCATACATTTCGACAATGTGTAGAACCAGTTTCGAGTTACGGAGTACTTGTATTTAGATGGGTTAGTCGAACAAGCACCTGGCCTCAGAGTGCCGAATTATGTAAAGACAACCGTAGTCCAACAGGGCTTGTAAATATGGTACCGCAAATCCTTATGATACAACGAAAGGATTCACTCGGCTACATGGATATCATGAGAGGAAAGTATAAGGTCACTGAGTCGGATTATATCAAGAAACAGTTACGTGGCATGACACGGAAAGAGCGGGATAGTTTACTCAATGATGACTTTGAAGAAATGTGGTATAATTTGTGGGGATCTGATACGGAATCTTCGCAAAGGTATGCCCATGACAGGCTATTATCGAAACAGAAGCTCTCTGAGCTTCGGAATGGTGTAGAAACTACAAAGGGGGGATCGTACACGTTGGCTGATCTTCTCCGGCAAGAACCACCTATTTACGAGACACCCGAGTGGGGATTTCCAAAAGGTCGTAGGGATCCATTTGAGACTGATATCCAATGTGCATACCGTGAACTCTGGGAGGAGACCAGTATTTCCGAAGATGAATTACTCAAGCTAATAAATGTATCACCGTTTATTGAACAGTTTTATGGATCGAATGATATTCACTATAGACATTCCTACTATCTAGCTCAGTACGTTGGTAACCGTGACATCTCGTTTGATCTTCTAAATCCAGAAATGACACGTGAAATTGGCGATATGGCCTGGAAGAATTTAGACGAGGCGCTCCTTGTATTGAGACCGGAGAATGTCGAGAAACGTGGAGTAATCGTACAATTGGCGAATCTCTTGCGAAACTATGCCCCTGTATTCCGCGAACCTCTCACTGGAGAACGCTTAGGTTGTGGAACTGAAAATAGCGTCGAAGAACAGCAGGAGCAGTATGTCTTCAGAAGTAGGAAATACACCAGCGCCGCCGTTGGCTCCAGTACAAGAGGAATCAGATGTGATAGAACCTCGCGATTCTTCGGAGGAAGACAGACTACGCGAAGAATTTCAGACGTACGCGGCACCAATACGAGCCAACACGGCCAGGGATACGGCGCAAGAGGAGCGGCGGGAGATAGAGGGGCTCCTGTATCCGGATATAGAAGACAAAACATTTTTGTCCAAACTTCTACGGAAGAGAGAATTTCGAGAGACGCTTCAAGTGAAGATAACTGATGATACCTTGAAGACGAATGTCTGTGACGTCGAGGAATTCGAATATACGTCAACGCAGAAGTTTATTTCTCAATTCATGTCGCCGAATACTCCGTATAACAGTATGTTATTATATCACGGAGTTGGCGTGGGTAAAACATGTACTGCTGTTCTAACGGCTGAATCCTTCTTACAATTAAGCCCTAAAAACAAGGTATATATACTGGCACCACCGACGATTCAAGCAGGCTTCTACAGAACAATCTTCGACAGCAGCCGGATTACATTCGGGGGAGACTCGGGTAGACCCAATCAACATGAGGGATGTACAGGGAATATATATCTGAACCTCACGCAAACACAATATGAAACGGAAAAACGGGACATCGAGTTACGAGTCAACCGTCTCATCAATAAGCGGTATTCGATCATGGGGTACGTGGCGTTTCGCAATATAGTTCGAGATATTCTGAGTCAAATACCTGTCACTCTAAGTCCAGAACGCAAACGTCAACAGGAGACTAAACTTCTTCAGAAAGCCTTCAGTGGCTGTTTTTTCATTGTCGACGAAGCACATAATTTACGCGATGTGGCCGACATAGATGATGACTCCGATGATGTAGATGACACGGCTGACAACAAGGGAGACGCCTCAGCAGGCAAAAAGTTAACGCCCTTTTTAAAGAAGGTTCTGAGAACGTGCGAAGGCAACAAGTTGCTACTGATGACTGCCACGCCAATGTACAATAGCTACAATGAAATTATTTCTCTACTGAATTTTCTCTTACACGCCGACCACGTAAATGAATCCGAATTACTGAGAGAAACCGATATTAAATTTATAAGAGACGAAAATGGAGTTGAGCGTCTATCTCCAGAATCGGAAGCGAAACTGATCAGGGTCGCGAATGGACACGTAAGTTTTATGCGTGGTGAGAACCCGAAGGCCTTTCCAGCCCGCCTCAGTCCACCAGACGACCTTCGTATCACAACGTGGCCTTCACGAAATCCCAATGGGTCTACCGTGATTGAACCCGCCAAGCAGAAGGAGGATGTCCTTCGTCTACCTCTGGTGAAATGTGAGTTGGAAGGCGAAGCCCTCGATGTTATTCGTAACATGACCAATAAACTCGTATCATCGAAGGGTGTTGGAATTCGGACAATTGAC